TCTATCCGATACGGAGTCCAGAGGGCAAAATCGTCAATATAGGAGGCAGGACGTTGGACGAGCACTGGAAGGAGAAAAATCTCCGAAAATACACCTACTTCATGTCCTGGGGAGAACTGAAAACCATCTACGGATTCGCCGAAAACCTTGAAAACATCAAAAGACAGGGCGAAATCATCCTTTTTGAAGGTTGTAAGTCAGTTTTGATGGCCGACACATGGGGAATCCACAACGCCGGGGCCATCCTGACCTCTCATTTGAACCCAAATCAGATGAAATTGCTGATTGGACTGGGTTGTAGGGTGGTTTTTGCGTTAGACAAAGAAGTTTCCATACGAAGCGACCACAATATAGCCCGTCTGAAGCAGTTTGTGAACGTGGAATACATATGGGACGGCGCCGGGCTGCTCGATGAGAAGGACAGCCCGGTAGATAAGGGGCCAGAAGTGTGGAAGAAACTCTACGAAGGGAGGCTATCATGGCGTTGACAAGACCAACATCGGTTTTTTACTACCATGTACACTCGGACTACAGCCTACTGGACTCTGCGACGGACTTCAAGGAGTACGTTGACCTTGTAAAAGAGTCTGGCGGCACCGCAATCGCCTCAACGGAGCATGGGCTCCCAAGAGGATGGATTTCCAAAAAGCTGTACTGCGACAAGATGGGACTCAAGTTCGTCCACGGAGTTGAGATTTACCTCACAGAGCAACTGGAGCCGAAGGTCAGAGACAACTACCACACGGTTCTGCTCGCCAAAAACGAGGCCGGAATCCGGGAGTTGAACAAACTCGTCTCTATCTCCAGTGACAAAGCGCATTCCTACTACACCAACCGTATCACCTTTGAGGAGTTCCTGGGGATTTCGGACAACATCATCAAGACCAGCGCCTGTTTGGCCAGCCCTCTGAACAAACTCAGCGAGGATAACCCCTGGTATGAGCGGCTGCTTCGTCACTACGACTACCTGGAGGTTCAACCGCACAACCACCCCGACCAGATTGCTTTCAACCAGAAGCTGGCGAGGTTCTCGAAGAAGTACGGTATCCCGCTGGTAGCTGGGACGGACACCCACAGCTCCTCCAAGTATAAAGCCGAGTGCCGCAATATCTTGCTCAAAGCGAAGCGGCAGTCTTACGGTGACGAGGACGCCTTTGACCTGTCTTATAAGACAGTTGATGAACTGCTGGATATGTTCGCCGTCCAGGGCGCTTTGACCGAAGAGGAGTATTTTGCCGCAATCCAGAACACCAATGAGATTGCGGCAGCCTGCGAGAACTTCTCTCTGGACGGCTCCATCAAGTATCCCATCCTATACGGTTCTCAGGAAGAGGACGAGAGGATTTTCGAGGCCAGAGCGTGGGAGTCACTTGATGAAAAGCTGGCGTCCGGCATTATTCCTGAGTCCCAGGAGCAGGCGTTCCGCACTGCCATCGCCGAAGAGCTCCGGGTTTTCAGCAAGCTGAAGATGAGCGGATTTATGCTCTCCATGTCAGACCTCATTCGCTGGTGTAAAGAGAACGGTATGGCCATCGGAACAGCTCGTGGCTCTGTCGGCGGGTCGAGGGCGGCCTATGTGACAGACATTATCGACCTGAACCCCGAGACATGGCATACCGTGTTCTCCCGGTTCTGCAACGAAGACCGTGAGGAAATCGGGGACATTGACGTAGACGTAGTTTACGATGACCGTCCCAGGATTTTTGAGTATATTACCAGCCGGTTTGGGGCGGACAAGACCGCCCGTGTGGCGGCTTACGGCACTCTGGCGGATAAAAGCGTCATTGACGAGGTTTGCCGGGCGCTGGCGAACGGCGGCGAGAAGGATAAATACTCCATCGAGAACACCAAGAAAATCAAAAAGGCTTTCGAGGAGAACCCGGAGGCCGCCAAGAAGAGTTTCCCCGAGGTTTTCTACTACTATGACGGTCTGGCTGGAACAAAAATCTCTCAGTCTGTCCACCCTGCGGGCATGGTCATCAGTCCAATCACGCTGGATGACAACTATGGGGTTTTTGTCAAGGACGGCGAAACGTGCCTGCTCATGGACATGGAGGAGGCGCACGAGGTCGGCGTGGCGAAGTACGACTTCCTTGCGCTGAAGACAGTCAAGGTCATTCGTGACACCTGCAACTATATCGGTATCCCGTATCCGAGCACCCACATGGTCAACTGGGACGACCAGGAAGTATGGAAGGATATGTGTTCCAACCTGACGGCAATCTTCCAGTTTGAAAGTGCGTTCGCCGCAGACTGCTTCAAGAAGTTCCAGCCGTCCAACATTTTTGATATGTCGCTGGTCACGGCCTGTATCCGCCCATCCGGCACGTCCTACCGTGACCAACTGCTTTCCCGAAAACAGCACCACAACCCATCTGAGATTATCGACGAGCTTCTTGCCGACAACCTGGGTTACCTGATTTATCAGGAGGACACCATCAAGTTCCTCCAGCAGATTTGCGGCCTGTCCGGTAGCGAAGCTGATAACGTCAGACGGGCCATTGGCCGCAAGCAGAAGGACAGGCTGGATGCCGCTCTGCCCTCCATCCTTGAAGGGTATTGCTCCAAGTCGTCCAGAGAGCGCAGCGTCGCCGAGAACGAGGCCAAGGAGTTTCTGCAAATCATTGAGGACAGCGCCTCGTACCAGTTCGGCTATAACCACAGCGTTGCCTACTGCTTGCTTGGATACCTGTGCGGCTACTTCCGTCACTACTACCCTATGGAGTTCATCACGGCGTTTCTGAACAACGCTCAGAACGACGACGACATCTCCAACGGCACCGAACTGATGAAGGTCTATGGCGTAAAAATCGCCAATCCCAAATGGGGTGTGTCCCGTGGCGGCTACTTCTTCGACCGGGAGAATAAGACCGTCTACAAAGGTATGAGTTCTATCAAGTATGTGGGCGAGGCGGTTTCCAACGAACTGTTTGAACTGTCTCAGTCTAAGCAGTATACATACTTCATGGAGCTTTTGGCGGACATGGAGGAGCATACCAGTCTCGACTCCCGGCAGTTAGACCTGCTCATCAAGATTGACTTCTTCAAGGAGTTCGGAAATCAGCGTGAGCTGTTCCGAATCGTGGAGATGTTTAATATGTTCAAGAAGGGTCAGGCCAAGCAGATTAAGAAGACGCTGGTTGACGGCACCCCGCTGGAGCCCATTGTGAAAAAGTATGCGGTGGGTGTGACCCGTTCCGGCGGCGAGGCAAAGAGCTACACACTCCTTGATGTTATGTCTATCCTCAGAGGGGCGGAGGAGGCGGTCAAGAGCCTCCATATGGAAGACCTGAACGACATCACGAAGGTTCGGAACTTCTACGATGTCATGGGGTACATCGGGTACACGTCCGATAAGCCGGAAGACAGGAAAAAGCTGTATATCACCGGCATCAAGCCCCTACATAGAAAGCGTGACGACAAGCTGTTTGGATACAGCCTGTTCACAAAGTCCATCGGAAGCGGGAAAGAGAGCCGGTTCACTGTGTTTTGCAAGGTTTTTGATAAAGAGCCTGTTCAAAAGGGCGACATCATCTACTGCAAAGCCTGGGAGCGGGACGGAGCCTACTTCAGGATGCTGGACTATGAGAAAGTTTATTGAGAAAGGAGCAACCCAATGAAGTGTATCGTTTGTGACCGCTGTAAGACCATCATCGAGAACCCACGGCGCTGCCGGGTCATCACCTGTGCCCGGCCTCTGAAGCTACGCACAGTGTGCGACAAGGGCGGTAAGGTTCCCTACCGTGGGAACGACCCTCAGCAGAACGACCTCCTCTGGGAGAAGGAAATCTGCGACAAGTGCCTGGACGAGCTGGAGGCTTTCTTCGAGGTCGGCGGAGATGTCGAACCCCATCCACCCGAGCCTGTGGAGCCAGACCCCGATGTTCCCACCGACCCCGAGAATCCTGATGAGGGCGGTGGTGAGAATCCCGACCCTGGTGACGGCGGTGGCGAGAATCCTGATGCCGGGGAGGGCGAACCCCAACCCTAAACACATATAAAACCATGATTTGATTTTCGGGAGGAGGTATGTAACTTGCAGGATGGCAAGATATGTAACCGATGCGGCAGGGAGCTTGACTTCTGGGATGTCCAAGAGGACTTCACAATACATAGACACATCGGTTATGGCAGCGTCCACGATGGCGATATCGTCAATCTTCATCTCTGTTGCGACTGTTTCGACAAGATTGTGGATGAGTGCAAGGTTTCCCCTGTTGAGGAGGTGGGCGTATGACAGCAGCAGAATATGGTTCAATGGAGAACCAGGCAATGGCCGCATTGCAGCAGCTTAGAGAGAAAGGCGTCAGCAGGGATGATATTGGAATCCTGATGAGCCGTGAGGTATACGACATGGCAAAAGCCGGGGGTAACTCGGCATATGCGGTCAGTGTCGAAAATTTCCGGGCAATCTATTGGGGATACGACATCTACGTCATCGCCGAAGATTCTCCGCCGATATTCAGTCCAGTCATTACAAGGTTCTCAGACAACTTCGGCGTACTCCAATTCGATGCGGGGACGTTCCTTATCTCAGAGTCAGACGATGGGACGCTTCGCGTTTATACGAAACCAACACAGGAACACGCATTTTTCTGCGAAACTGAGTTCACCGTATGCCAAGCACATCAAATGGAGAGAGTTACCTTCGCAGACCGGATTCGTGCCGGACAGGAGCGGGAACGGGGGGAACGGGGGCAGAGGATGTATATGCCTTTGCACGAATGGTCTGACTGGATGCCGTATACCGCACTTCAGCCTGATTTTCTCGCCAGTCAGCCAACCTGGAGCGAACTTGAGTGGCAGCTTGACGAGATAGTAGCTACTATGCAACGTGGAACTGGGAGCGCAACTCCTAAAAAGAAGAAGGCCCCTCCCAAAAAGGATTGGGACGAGCGGCTCACCCCGGAAGACACCAAGGAACTTGATGAGTTCCTGAACAGCCTTACAAGAAAGGGTACGCTGGAATCAGCAACGTAAGAATCAACCAACAAACCATGGAGAGCCCGGAGCTGCAACAGCTTCTGGGCTCTTTCTCATGGACAGTAGAGAGGTAGAACAATGCAAAAAGTTTTCACTATCTTCCTGCTGGCAGCTATGATGTGCGTTTCGGTCTGCGGGTGCAGTAACGCACCTGCCAGCCCTGAGCCCACACCCACTGTCTTTAAGGTAGAGATTGAAGATGCGGAGCCTGTTGTGACAACACTGTTGTACACCGGCGATGCGGATGCGTTGGAGACCGTTATGCCAACGGAGAGCACCACGGAGGTCATGTATTACACCGAGGACGAGGTCGTCATGGTTGCAAAGGTATTGCAGCGGGAATGCGGCGGCTTGCCAAGCGTCACAGAGCAAGCCTGTGTTGCCTGGACAATCTGTAACCGTGTAGACAGCGATAAGTTCAGCGGAGACACCATCACAGAAATCGTGACGGCACGCTATCAGTTCGCTTATTACTACGATACGCCAGTGGCCGACGAGTTGTATGACCTTGCGTTAGATGTTTTGACTCGATGGAATGCAGAACGAAATGGTGAAGTGTTGGTCGGCAGGGTACTACCGAAAGACTACACCTATTTTACAGGGGACGGAGTACATAACTACTTCCGCAACAAATATAAAGGCAGCTACTCCATATGGGATTACAGCCTTCCGTCCCCATATGAAAGTTGAGGGAACGTATGGGAAAAGTAATTATCCAGAGCGAATACACCACCCAAAATCCTATCACGATGATTGGCAAAGAGGCCGGGATATGCTGGGGAGCCGACATTACGGATGACAACAAGAACTACAAGCGTGGGTTGGAGTGCCTTGAGAACGAGCATGGACGGACATTCGAGTTCCCAGACATCTACACCGTTCTGGATGGGTACTCCGCCAGAGTGATTCGTGAGTGGTATACGCATATCGGCGGAGCGCCTACCCGGCTCCAGGCCAGCACAAGGTACATCGACTACGAGCACGGGTTCGGATATGTCACACCGCCAAGTATTGCGGGCAACAGTGAGGCATCTGAGGTTTATGACGACCTCATGCACTACATCTCCACATCCCTCCAGAGGCTGGACGAGCTCAAGATTCCAAGAGAGGACTCCGCACTTGGCTTGCCGCTGGGTATGGAAACGAAAATGGTGGATAAGCGCAACCTACGCAACCTGATTGATATGTCCCACCAGCGTATGTGTACGAGGGCGTACCACGAATATCGCGGGCTGTTCGCTGACTACCGTGCGGCACTTAGCGAGTATTCCAACGAGTGGAAATACATAGTTGACAACTACCTCATACCTAAATGCAGCTATATGGGCTTCTGCAAGGAGCGGTACACCTGCGGTATGATGCCTCGCAGAGAGGTGGTTGCACATGGGTGAGTTGGCGCAATACCTGTTCGCCGTGGTTTTGCTCCTGATGCTTCTCGTCTTCATGAGCGGCGGGCCTCCGAAGGCACAGCCTGAGTATGTTCGCATCAATATTTGAGGGTCGCTTATGAAAAGCAGGATTTTGAATCCAAAGCGGATGAAACAGCTCATCGACTTCAAGGGGATTGAGCTGGATGGTGGGATATACCCAACCGATATCGACGGGATAATCGAGTACCGTGATTCTGAGTACATAATCCTGGAGGTCAAACACAGTAAAGCCAAAGTCCCATGGGGGCAACGGCTCTGCCTCCAGCGAATGGTGGATGACTTCACCAAAACAGGTAAAAAGGCGGTCGCTATTGTGTGCGAACACGAGGTGGACAACCCTGACAAACCCATCGTAGCGGCTTTCTGCAATGTCAGAGAGCTTTACTACGGCGGGGAGATGAAATGGCGGCCACCTGACGAGCCCATGACTGTCCGGCAGGCGGTTCTCAGTTTTCGCAGGTACTCCAAGAAACAAAAGGGAGGTAAGAAGTGAAAGTAATTCTGATTTCCGGTAAAGCAAGACACGGCAAAGACACCACGGCGGGGTTCCTCAAAAATGCTCTGGAGGCAGACGGCAGTTCTGTCCTGGTCGCCCACTATGGAGACTTGGTGAAATACGTCTGCAAGACATTCTTCGGTTGGGACGGAGAGAAAGATGAGAGGGGGCGGACGCTTCTGCAGAAGGTCGGCACGGACGCCATCCGGGCAAAGCGGCCCGACTACTGGGTGTCCTTCATCTCTGACATCATGAGCTTCTTCCCAGGAGAATGGGACTATGTTTTAGTTCCCGACTGCCGCTTCCCCAATGAGGTGGACTACATCAAAAACGCCGGGTTCGATGCGGTGCATCTCCGTGTTGTTCGTGAGGGGTTCGTAAGCCCGCTCACATTGGAACAGCAGGCGCACCCATCCGAAACGGCGCTGGACGATGTACGAGCCGACTACTACATAATCAACAACGGGTCTCTGAAAGACCTCCAGAACGCCGTGATTGAGTGGCTGGTCGAGTTGAACGGCCAGCACCAGACTACTTTTGAGGAGATGTGAACATGACCCGTCTGAGAATATTGTTCGATGCGGACGATGTGGCCGAAACACTCCTGGAGGGCTGGGTCAAGACCCTGAACGAAAGGTATGGCACCACAACTTCGGTTGAGGACGTAACCGATTGGGATGTCTCGAAGGCATTTCCAACATTGACAAAGCAGCAGATTTACGGCGTGCTCCAGGAAGACGAGGTGTGGGCAAAGCTCACACCCATGCCTGGAGCACAAGAGTATCTGAAGCGGCTTCACGATGAAGGCCACGAGCTCTATATGGTTACGGCAACCGACTACCGCACTTGTCGTGTGAAAATCGAGCGTATCTTGGAGCTGTTCCCGTTCCTGAACGCAAACCACATCATCATCGCTCACAACAAACAGATGGTGATGGGTGATGTTCTGATTGATGACGGGCCTCACAACCTCGTCAACGGCCCCTACTTCCGCATTCTCTTTGACCAGCCGCACAATCGAGGCATCAACGAGAAGAAATACGGAATGTACCGGGCTGTTGGTTGGGAACAGGTTTATCAGCTCATCCATGAGAACCTCGTTTTCAAGCCGGACGACGATGTCTGGCGGAACATTTCCCTATAAAGGAGGTCGAGCATTATGGTCGTCATCAAAAGAGATGGCCGAGAGGTCAACTTCGACAAATCTAAGATTCGTGACGCTGCGTACAGAGCCTTGTGCGAGGTTGACCACCTGCATCCCATCGAAAACAAGGAGAATCTGGCTGAGCGTGTAGCCAACAGGCTTGCGTTCAAGTATAAGAATCTCCATCGGGCGATTTCTGTGGAGGAAATCCAGGATGATGTCGAGAACAGGCTGATGGAGGAGGGCGTCTATGAGGTCGCCAAGGCGTATATCAAATACCGCTATGAACATGAGCTTCTGCGGAATATGAGCACGCTGGACGGAAAGGTTCTCTCCATCGCTGATAACGTTAATGAGACCGTCATTCAGGAGAACTCCAACAAGAACCCCGCAATCCTGTCTACCCAGCGTGACTACATAGCAGGCGAGCTGAGCCGTGACATCACAAACCGGCTCCTTCTGCCGGAGGAAATCACCAAAGCCCATGAGGAAGGTATCATCCACTTCCACGACAGCGACTACTATCTCCAGCGTATGCACAACTGCTGTCTGGTCAACCTGGAGGATATGCTCCAGAACGGCACCGTTATCTCTGGCACCCTGATTGAGAAGCCCCACAGCTTCTCCACCGCCTGCAACATTGCCACCCAAATCATCGCCCAGGTGGCCTCCAACCAGTACGGCGGCCAGTCTATCTCTCTGGCGCACCTCGCTCCCTTTGTGGACGTGTCCCGGCGGAAGATTCGCAAGGAAGTTGAGGAGGAGTTCAAGACCATCCCTCTGGACGCGGGCTGTGACGATGTAGAGTCCGTCATCTTCGATATTGTCGAAGGCCGCGTTCGGGAGGAGGTTAAGCGTGGCGTCCAGACTATCCAATATCAGGTCATCACATTGATGACCACCAACGGACAGGCCCCATTCATCACCGTGTTCATGTACCTCAACGAGGTCAACGACCCTCAGACCAAGCATGACCTCGCCATGATTATTGAGGAGGTCGTGAAGCAGCGCATGGAGGGCGTGAAGAATGAGAAGGGTATCTGGGTCACCCCGGCCTTCCCTAAGCTCATCTATGTACTGGAGGACGACAACATTGAGCCCGGCACTCCCTACTACTATCTGACCGAACTGTGCGCCAAGTGCTCCGTCAAGCGTCTGGTTCCTGACTACATCTCCGAGAAGAAGATGCTTGAGAACAAGGTAGACGCCAACGGCGATGGCCACTGCTACACCTGCATGGGATGCCGCTCCTTCCTGACCCCCTATCTGGACGGGAACGGCAAACCCAAGTATTATGGCCGCTTCAACCAGGGTGTGGTCACTATCAATCTCCCGGATGTCGGGTTGTCCGCTGGCGGCGACTTCGACAGGTTCTGGGAGATTTTTGATGAGCGCCTGGAGCTATGCCATCGTGCGTTGCAGCTCCGTCATGAGCGGCTGGTCGGTACTCTCTCCGATGCCTCTCCCATCCACTGGCAGCATGGCGCTTTGGCCCGGCTGGAGAAGGGCGAGACCATCGACAAGCTCCTCTACGGTGGGTACTCCACCATCTCTCTGGGCTACGCCGGTCTGTATGAGTGCGTCAAGGCCATGACCGGGAAGAGCCACACCGACCCAGAGGCCAAGCAGTTTGCACTGGATGTCATGCAGTACATGAATGACAAATGCAAGCAGTGGAAGGCCGCTGAGAACATGGACTACAGCCTGTATGGCACGCCCATCGAGTCCACCACCTACAAGTTCGCCAAGTGCCTCCAGAAGCGCTTTGGCGTCATCGAGGGCATTACAGACAAGGGATACATCACCAACAGCTACCATGTCCACGTCACCGAGGAGATTGACGCCTTCACCAAATTGAAGTTTGAAGCGGAGTTCCAGCAGCTCTCTCCCGGCGGCGCTATCAGTTACATCGAGATTGCCAACCTCTCCGACAACATCCCGGCGGTCATGACCGTGTTGCGGTACATCTACGACAACATCATGTACGCCGAGCTCAACACCAAGTCCGACTACTGCCAGTGCTGTGGTTGGGATAAGGAAATTGAGGTTGTCCAAAATGAGCATGGCAAGCTGATTTGGCGCTGTCCCAACTGCGGCAACACAGACAAGAGCAAAATGAATATTGCTCGTCGAACCTGCGGCTACATCGGTCTGAATGACTGGAACCAGGGTCGGACGCAGGAAATCAAGGAACGGTACGTCCACTTGGGCAGCGCAGAATAAGGAGGTGAAGACCATGGTCAAGAGAAGCGTTGAAGACCCCAACACCATCTATGTCACTCTTCCTGGCGAGGAGGACATCCGGCACATCTTCTACGAGGGAGAGTATGTCGGGTGGTATAGGCCGTGAGATATGCATCCATCCGCAACAATGACATCGCAAACGGAGAGGGAGTTCGAGTCTCCCTCTTCGTGAGCGGTTGCGACTTCCATTGTCCAGGATGTTTCAACCCGGAGGCACAGAGCTTTGAGTATGGCAAGAAGTTTGATTCCGAGGTAGCAGAGAGGATTATGAAAATGGTGTCAGAGCCGACTATTTCTGGATTGTCAATCCTCGGAGGAGACCCGCTGTGCCAAGATGTTGCTGGCTTGATAACTCTGTCGATGCTGTGCAACCGAGTACGATATAGGGGCAAGACCGTATGGCTGTGGACTGGGTTCACATGGGAGGACGTGTTCGCTCTACCTTGCCGGGACACACAACACCAGTACCAGAAATTTTTGGTAGCCGATTGCAACGTGGTTGTGGACGGCCCATTCAAGCAGGAGCTGGCCGACCGGAAGCTGGTCTGGCGAGGCTCCGCAAACCAGCGTGTTATCGACGTACAGGCCAGCCTTCGGGCTGGCGCTGTCGTTACATATCAAAATTAGAAGGAGAACCACTATGGATAACAAAGAGACTATCGTTCGTGATACCCACTATGAGTATGACGAGAAGGGCAATCTGACCAGCATGACCATCAACGAGACCATCACGAACCCCCGCATTGACCTATGCGAAAGCTGCCCCTGCGAAGATGGTGGGCTGCTGACCAGCGAGATTGACTTCACTGCGGACGGGCCGACTTTCGCTGACGCTGCCCTGGCTCTGGCTGGTCTTGGCCTGTGTCTCACCGCTGTGGCCGCTATCTTCAAGCGCCGCTGACCCAGCGGCAATCCGAATCAAAGGAGTGTGCATATGCCAAATCAGTTTGCAGAAATCGAGCGGAAATTCCTGCTCAAATCCTTCCCGACCGACCTTCCTCTGAAAGAGGAGAAAGCGGTTTATCAAGCATACCTGTCCATCGACCCCGAGGTAAGAATCCGGCGTAATGTAGTGGATGGTCGAGACGCTACACACTTCCTCGCCATCAAGTCCAATGGGGATTTGGTTCGGCAGGAGGTCGAAATCCCCATTACCACAGAGCACTTCTATGCCCTGGCAGAGATGGTTGTACAGCCCTTCATCACGAAGGAGTTTCGTATCTATCAGCTCCCTGGCGGATTAGAGCTGGAATGCTCTCACGTTGACAAGGGACGTGATACCGAGTTCATGTATGCAGAGGTCGAGTTCCCGAGCGTAGAAGCCGCTGAGAATTTTGAACCACTCCCGTGTTTCACGGCGGATGTTACGAAAGACTCCTCTTACAAGATGAAGAACTTCTGGAAACGGACTCGGAGTTAAGGAGAGCGCATGGTAATTGATTGCAAGGCGATTTCTCAGGCCAAACGGGATGCAATCAAGAGGAAAGCCGCAGAGCTTGACATCACGCCAACTCTTGCGGTAATCCTCGCCGTTGACGACCCAGCCTCTCGGGTGTATGTCCGCAACAAGCGCAGGGCTTGTGAGGAGGTTGGGTTTGGCTTCGAGATGTATTCCGATATCAATGCGGTCGGTGAACTTGTGACACGACAGGATGTGCATGGTGTTCTTGTTCAGCTTCCGCTCCCCTCTGACATCGACACAAACAAAGTCATTGCTCAAATCCCGCCGGAGAAAGATGTGGATGCGCTGACTGCCACCAATCTTGGCAGGCTTGTGCTTGGCGCATACGACTTTGCCCCATGTACCCCGAGCGGCATCATGACCATCTTGGATAATGTCTGCGGCTCTGTGTCTGGCGCAAACTGCGTCGTCATTGGCAGGAGCAATATTGTGGGGAAACCCATGTCAATTATGCTTACTCAAAAGAACGCCACGGTCACACTGTGCCATTCTCACACCGAAGACCTCGCAGGCATCACAAGCCGTGCGGATATCCTGATTTCTGCCGTTGGAAAGGCTGGATTTGTAACGGCGAACATGGTGAAGCAGGATACAATCGTCATTGATGTGGGCATCAACCGGAATAGAGAGGGGAAGCTCGTTGGGGATGTGTGCTTCGATGATGTTGTCAGGAAGGCTGACGCCATCACCCCTGTTCCGGGCGGCGTTGGAATTATGACCGTCACATCCCTTTTGGAAAACACGTTAAAGGCCGCCGAGCTGGCGGTCGGGAAGAGATAATAAGGAGGATTTTCTATATGACTGAGACAATCAAGGTTCGCTATCTGAGCGATAAGGTGGGTAAGCTGGAATACATCGGCGGCAAGTCCGACTGGATTGACCTGCGGGCCGCTGAGGACGTGGAACTGAAGCAGGGTGAGTTCAAACTCATTCCACTGGGCGTCGCCATGCAGCTCCCTGCTGGCTACGAAGCACACATGATTCCCCGTAGCTCTACATACAAGAATTTCGGCGTCATCCAGGCCAACCATATGGGGATGTTTGACGAGAGCTACTGTGGGGACAATGACCAGTGGTACTTCCCGGCCATCGCCATGAGGAACACGGTCATTCACGCTGGTGACCGCATCTGCCAGTTCCGCATCGTGGAGCATCAGCCCACCCTGAACTTCGTTGCCGTTGAGACTCTGGGTAACAGCGACCGGGGCGGCATTGGCAGCACGGGGACGAGGTGAGGACATGAGCAGATATGACAGCTCCAGCCGTTCTGGTCTGAGCACTTGGGACGTTCTCCTCATTGTTTTCATCGTGCTGAAACTCATCGGGGTTATCAACTGGGGATGGGGCTGGGTTCTGGCCCCGCTGTGGATTCCGGTTCTGCTTGTTGTTATCGGATTCCTGGTATCTTTGATTTTCGACTGAGTATAGGGCTGGCTTCGTGCCAGCCCTTTTTTTGTTTTTCTGCCTATGGGTAGGAGGTGATTTCCATTAAATATTCGACAGAAAAAATCAACGCTGTCTACTACGGCAATGAGTACGCCATCACCAATCATACCCCCATCATACATAAAGACGACCGGCAGGAACTCAAGAACTATATAGAGAAAGTGCTGTACGCCGTCTTTAGCAAGTACCAGTCCAAGAAGAAATAGTGGAGGTATGTAAGATGGTAGATTTCATTTATGCCCGCCAGTCTGTAGACAAGGAGGACAGCATCTCTATCGAGAGCCAAATCGAGTTGTGTCTGCGTGAGGTTGGCAACAACCAGCACAAGGTATTTCGTGACAAGGGTTATAGCGGCAAGAACACAGAGCGTCCAGACTTTCAGGAGATGATGGCCGAGGTCAGGGCTGGTGGTGTTGGTCGTATTATCGTGTACCGACTCGACCGTATCAGCCGGTCTGTGCTCGACTTCGCCAACGTCATCAGCGAGCTCCAGAAGTATGGCGTCGAGTTTGTGTCCATCACAGAACGGTTCGATACCTCAACCCCCATCGGAAAGGCTATGCTGATGATAGTCATGGTTTTCGCCCAGCTTGAACGCGAGACCATCCAGCAGCGTGTCATCGACGCATATCGCTCTCGCAGCCGAAAGGGGTTCTACATGGGCGGCAGAGTGCCGTATGGATATGAGCTTGAGAACATCGTTATGGACGGAATCAAGACCTGTATGTATCGCCCCATCCCAGAGCAGATACAGATTGTCAAGCTCATCTATGCTCTGTACTCGCAGCCGCAGACATCCTTCTCCGACGTTATCAAATACTTGAGCACTCACGGGATAAAGAACCAGTCGGGCCACAACTTCAGTCGGATGAGAGTGCGTGACATCATCACTAACCCGGTATATGTTAAGGCCGATGCAGATGTATACGAGTTCTTCCGAGCCCAGGGAACCGAGGTGGTCAACGATGTTTCTCAGTTCATTGGCACTAATGGTGCCTACCTCTACACCGGGGACAAGGCTACACAAAGGAAAGCCATTTGCCTTGATGGTCAGGTGCTGGTCATCGCTCCGCATGAGGGGTGTATTGACTCGGATACATGGCTTCGGTGCCGGAGGAAATGCTTGAATGTGCGCCAGATTGCAAAGCCGGTCAAGGCCAAAAACACCTGGCTCGCCGGGAAGATAAAGTGTATTCACTGTGGGCACGCTCTGTCTCTGAGAGCATACCCCCGGAAACGCACTGTTCCGGCTCGGTACTATGTATGCAGCACCAAGTATGTCTCCGCTTCCTGTGACGGCATTGGAGCTGTCCAAGCCTCGGATATTGAGGACATCGTGTTCGACGAGATGCGGAGAAAGCTGGCTGAGTTCACCGAACTCTCGGTAAAGGAGCGGCAGGGAGACCCCATTGAGTTGACCAAGTTGAAGGTTCGGGCTGATGAGATTGAAAAAGAAATCGCCACACTCATCGACAAAATCGTGTCAGCGAGTCCAGCGACCATGGAATATATCAACAAGCGGATTGACGCCCTCGACGAGGAGAAGAAAGCCGTCCGGGAGCAAATCGCTCAAATGTCAGCAGAGATGTATGGCAAACGGAACATGGGGACTATCAGTGGGTATATAAACGACTGGGAGAGAATCGACATGGACGACAAACTGACAGTCGTAGATGCGCTGATTGATAATATTCGGGTAGGCCGAGGAGACGTGCAGATTACCTGGAAAATCTGACGTTGTAAGCTGATTGTTTTGCTAACTCTACGATCTCAACGCATATAAAAAATATTCGTGCGAAATTGGAGCATTTCAAAATAAGTCCGATCAGCACCGTATGGGGGATAGGATATAAATGGGAGTGAAAAAGAAACCTACATTGAAAATATTGTTTCGCCAGTTTGCTATCTCCCTCATTGTCATGCTGATAGCTGCAATTATTGTTCCTTTTGTTTTGGAGTGCCTTGCTGTAAATGCTGGATTGGCTACAAGGGCAAATCAAAGTGAGTTGCAGGTAAAGGAGATCATACCAACGCTGACGATTGCCCCGGATATTACAAAGGTTGTGGTTCCACAGGGATGCAGCTATTTAATTCTGGATAAGAATTTTAACGAGCTTTACAGCAATATGGACGATGATGAAAAAGAAATTGCCCTGCTGTACGCAAAGGGAGAATATATTGAATATGCTACGGGGAGGCAATTTGTACTTGTTGTCCGGGAAAATGAATTTTGCGTTTTAAGGTATTACATTGGTTCCCAATTTACAGTGTCATGGTTGCCGGAATTTTTTCCATCTCCTGACACGCTTGCTTTTATCCTGATGGGTGCAAATTCGCTACTGGTCACTATCATTCTGACTGCCAGCTTTGCAAAGAATCTGCGTACACAACTGACCCCGCTTTTTGAAGCTACTGCGGAGGTTGCAAAGCAAAACCTTGACTTTGAAGTAGGACACTCTAAAATCAAAGAGTTTGAAGATGTCCTTGCATCTTTTTCAGATATGAAAGATAATCTGAAAATTTCGTTAAAACGGCAATGGAAAACGGAACAGACACAGAAAGAGCAGATCGCCGCACTTGCTCATGATTTGAAAACGCCCCTGACGGTTATTCAGGGAAACGCTGATTTACTCACAGAAACAAATCTTGATGATGAACAGCGACTATACGCTGATTACATCGTGGAAAGTTCCAGCCAGATGCAGATATATATTCAAACCTTAATTGATATATCACGGGCGGCGGTTGGCTATCAGCTCCATATTGAAAATATAGACTTGCCAGCATTCATGCAGCACTTGTTCGGTTATATGGAATCACTATGCCGGACAAAGGAAATCCGGCTGCAAATGAACACTGTTTCACTCCCTCAAATGCTGAAATTTGATAAGGTTCTGATTGAACGTGCTATTATGAATGTTATCAGTAATGGACTGGACTACTCCCCACAAGGCGGAACGCTTTATGTGAACGTTCAGAGCAACAACGGTTTCGTGGAAATTTCAATCACAGACGAGGGAACGGGATTTTCTAAAGAGGCATTATGCCACGCACAGGAACGGTTCTACATGGGCGATCAAAGCCGAAGTTCAAAGCTGCACTTCGGTATGGGCCTATATATTACAAATTCCATTATGGAACAGCACAATGGGCAGCTTGTTTTAGAAAATTCAAAAGAAACCGGCGGTGCAAAGGTTACTATGAAACTTCCCTGCTGATTTCCCGATAATGTAATGGACGGCTTTTGTGGCCGTCCATTTTTTCAAATCTTTATGAAATCTTCAAAAATTCCTTTTATCATGTATCTAAAGAAAAACTATCTGCCCAGCGGCAGAAAAGAAAAAAACCGCTGCTGGGCAGGCCGATTTCTCATGTCCAAACGCTCTTTCCAGCGGCGGTTTTGATTATTCAAAGCCGCCGTTTTTATATCCACCGGCGGCAACAGGAGGACGCCGCCATGCGACTATGGAGAGATAGGCACTTGTCAAAAAAAGCCTGACCCTTGCAACGGCGCCCCCTACCCAGGCTTGCGAAAATAGTCGTTTTCTGACGGCTCATAATGTTGTTACTTGCCCCCGAATGGCCTTGTGCCGTCCGGGGGCTTTTGCATTTCCAGGCCAGCAATATCGGCCACGCTGCCGCTCTCCGCCACCTCCGTTCAGACCCCAAAAATCTGAACGGAGGAAAGGACGATGGAAATCACCATCAATTACTATGGACAACCTGTGTCCGTTTCGGTGGAGGTCTACGAGTATCTCACCCAGGCCGACCACAAGGCGGAGAACCTTGCCCATGAACAGCGGCGGCATTGGGACGGGCGTGAGTATGACGAGTACATAATCAGCACCGAGGGCCGCTTACCCTATTGCGCTACTCCGGAGGAACTGATCTGCCAGCGGGAAACACTGGATGAAATTCTGGCAGTGCTGGCCCTCTGCACTCCCACCCAGCGGAGCGGTTTTTGCTCT